TCCCGTATTTTTGGGTTAGCTTGCGCGCCTCTTCGGCAAACAGGGCATCTGCAGCCTCGCGATGAGGTCTGTCTTTATAATGAGCGTATGCGGCGTCATGATTTCGGGCTAAGTTGTCTAGTGCATCGGTGGGTTCTTTGTTACCCCACTCGATGCTGCTTTGCTTCTTACCGTCACTCCAATACGGCCCCACGTAGTTACCATGGCCCCAAAACGGTGCGGTTGGATCCTCACCGCTGGTGCCTTGATACTGTGTTGTTGTGTCGATCGGTTGTTTTATCATATTTATTGTTTTTATTTACGCCGACCACCACCTCAACCCCTGCCGTGAAACAGGGGGATACAGTTTACTGTCTTGTCCAGGACGTCGGAATTCTACTAACACAAGGCGTGCTCATAACCGTACTGCTTAGCTAGCAGCAAAGCACGAGACACCAGTTTAGATACCGGGAATTCCGACGGGTGCTTGTCGCGTAAACTGTGGTACATATCCTCCAAAAACATAAATTTCTGTTTATCATGACGGTAATTCTCCATATGCGAGCACAAAGCGTCGGCCAAATCCTCAAGCTTGATCACCTTTAAGTGTTCAATATGCTTGGTCCACCTTTTAGGGTAGTACTCAGGACCGTCCGCGCCCATACGCAAATCGCTGGAAAAATATTCCGCGTGATACATAGATTCACGCTCGTGGATTTCCATCTCAATACCCAGATCGGCTGCGCCAGCTACGTACTTGTCGACACCTCCAGGGACAGGTTCCTGGTTCACGTCGTCACCTCCAGCAACAATGCTGAGAGCAAGGATCTCATCGTCTGAGAGACCTAGGTGAATGCAAGTCATAACATGCACAGCTAACTGAGCGATGGAGTTACCACCAATGGTGAAGAACCATCCACTCTTCATAATGCCAGACGATTTAGGAGTGTATACCGCGCCATCAGATGTGCGATACACAGTCTTCTCGAAAATGTCTTCAAAACAACCATCAACGTCTGCAAGGTATCCGGCGAACTGCGCGTCGTCCCATTTAGGGTGACGGACAGCCAAGTGTTTGACTACGTCGCGCGTTACGTCGGCGACCCATGGGAACATCATATAGTCCCAATTAGTCTTATCACTTTCCCACACTGGGCCGGGGATACAAGACGCTAGATGTTCGATATGACCAGGATTACCTGGAGCGAAGGCGTACTTAACCGGGATCTTCTTCCATTGTTTAACCAAATTTATCGACAAATTTTTAAACACCGATGCGTGTTTTACCGTGGTATCGACGGGGAGGTTCACGACAATGCGAGGCATGCCGTTAGCGAGTTTCTTTCGCTTGGTAGGCTCACCCTTAATGATTACCTTACCTTCAATGCGCTCTTTGTGCCACTCGTTTATGACATGCTGTGCAAACCCTTGAACGCCAAAGGTGTCCAGTACCTGCTTGTTTAAAGGCATACCCTGAGAACAATATGGGTAGCCAGAAGCTTTTCCTGGATTGATGATTGACGAATGGATAATGTCGGTTACTCCCTCAACACGATTGTAATGTTCATCCGGGATGAACGAAGCTGGTTGCAACATGCTGGCAACTAAGCCAGCGCTCCTTTTCTTCTCGCTGTCAGTGGGGTTGTGCTTTATGCTACCTACGCGTTTGGCATACAACTCCAAGTGTTTCTCCAGCGACTTACGCTCGTCCTGTGGGGTCATTTGGGGGTATTCAAATGCCCCTTCCTCGTACCCGAGGTCCTTAACTCTCTCCTTAAGTCCCTCCAAGGCCTGAACGGCTTCAGGTCTGGGTATAGGCACTGATGGTCCGTGAACTGGTTTCAATCCTTCCTCAACAGTGAAGCTCTTACTAACCGGCGATCTCTTCGCTTCGGCTTTCTTCTTCGATTGGGGTTTTCTCTTAACCTTAGCCACGGCCACGCTAGCATTTTCGTTGCGACGATAACGATCATCATCAAAGGTTACATGTCGGCCTTTGGACCTGGTGTCCATAATCATGTCCTCGAAATAATCTTCATCCCGCCGGGAATCACCAGTCAATCCGAAACACTCTACTAAACCCTTAATGTCCCACCCAAAAGTCGCTTCCCCGTTATCCAGAACGATAGCAAACTTGCCATCTCTCATCTGTTTAAGGTCTGCGACACCGCCGCGCCATTTATTTTGGCGATAAGCCTCCTTGTAG